GGCGAGTGGCGCCCGAGCTCATGCCGGTCCAGATCTGGTAGGGTTGCGAGGACAGGTCATAGCGGCGGCTGATGATGTTCTCGTTGTCCTTCCACACTCCAAGATAGATGCCGCTGCGCACCCAGGCAATGTTCTGGCGCACGTTGGAAGTCGAAGTCAGACGCTCGGAGTAGACAATGTCGAAACCCATGAAGCGGGTGACCTTGCCTTCTTGCAGAGTTGGCTTGTCGGAGAACTCGGTGGATACGACCTGCACCTGGTTGAGGAGGTCGCTTTCGCCCTGGCTGTTGGTGATCCATGTGACCTGCTCGGCTTCGAGGTCAACCTGAGCCTTCCTGAAAAGCCTCTTCGCCTCGATCATCTTGGCGACGGTGACGCCGACCGCGGCGGACGCGCCGAAGGTGGAGGCGATCTGATAGAGCGATGAGTTGAAAGGTTCCGAGGAGAGACCACCAGCATCGGCGCCGATCTGGGAACTGGCGAAGGCAGCCTGGATCAGGCGGTCGTCCCATTCGCGCGCGACGGCCGCGGCGGCCACATCGCTGTACTGCGACTTGGGATCCTGCAGAAGCTTGAGTTCGTCGAAGGTGTCGATGAGCTGGGAGACTTCCTTATCTGTGGGGAAGACCCAGCGCCGGGTGAAGTCGACGTCCTGGCGGTCGAGCGGGGCGAAGCGGCCGGATGGCGCGCGCATCTGCACGGCGCCGATGTACTGGATGGGGGAGGCCTGCTTGCCGTAGTGGAAGCCCTCCATGCAGCGCCCGCGCAGCTTGGATTGCCGCTGCTGCAGCTTCAAGTTAAGCAGCGTCGAAAATTCGGTGACGAATAATTTGAATAGATTTTCCGACACGGCGGCCTCCGCGCGCAAGGTGGATCGAAAGGACAACCTTTCGGCCGGATCCTTGCGGGGGCCGCGATTAGGCTAGTCGGCCGGATCCTTGCGGGGGCCGTTACAATCCCGAATGAGACGGATCCTTGCGGGGCCTCATACGCCGGGAAATCGGGGAGGAAGTCGGCTAGCAACTCCTCCCCGATAGGGAGGTAAAAACATGGTCGCGGGGGGAGATTAACGCCACTACGGGCATCCGGTCAAGATGGCTGTTACAGCTCGAACAGCAGCGACTGCACGTCATCGATGGTCGTCGTGCCGCCCGCAGGCGAGGCAATCGACAGGTCAAACCAGGTTGCCACGTTGAGCGGCAGCGAGGCACTGCCGCCGATTACGGTGAAACCATGCACATCGGCCGAAGTCTTGATGACGTAGTGCTGGGTCGTCCCCCACAGCGTACCTGTCACTGCATCGCCATTGGCCGGTGCCGTGCCGGTCGCTTGTCGGCCGGTGATATTGATCTGCGCATTGGCCGTGCTGCTGGTCACTGTGCCGGACATGATGGCGGCGATGCGTCCGGTGCGGACCGGCGTGATGGAGAACCCAGTGACCAGTCCAAGCCCGAGCATGACCTCGGCCGTAACAGCGATGCTGGGTTGTGTCGGCGCAACACCGCTTACCGCCGGCATCAATGGCGGCGGGGCGGGATCGGTATCGGTCCACTTGCTGCACCAGTCTGCTGGCTGGACGAGGGCCCAATGGCTGACGCTAGGTCCGGTGGTCGGCGGCTCGACCCGGCACAAGCCGGTATCGGCATCCAGCGACTGGAACCAGATGCAGGTGCTGCACGCGCGAGACATTATATATATGTCACTTGTGCATCCCGCGGAGCGTGATGGCGAGACGGGCCTGGCGACCGGTGGTGCCGCTGTCGCCCTTGTGCTTGCGGGCGAACGCCATGGGCGACATGCCTGCGGCCTCGGCTTTGCGGGTCAGCGCACCGGGATGGCGGATGGCACCGGAAATCCACTTCTTGGCGTGGCCGCCCTTGGCGAGATGCTGGCCTGGGAACTGCTCGACCTGTAATCCCACCAGCCCACCACCGGCCCGGTGAGAACCGGCGCCATGCCCGCCGTATTTGCGGGCGAGCCTGCGCAGTTCATGGTTGGGGATAACGGTACCTGGGCTGTCCGGGACGAACATCTCGGGTCCGCGCTCGCCGACGATATAGGGACCGCCGTGAGCGGAACCGCCATGGGCGCGCCTCGGTGGCTTTGGCTCGCGCGGCGGCATGGGAAACATGGGCGGCGGCCATTCGCCGGGAACAGTTGGCGGCGCGCCGGGGCCGTAGTCGGGAGGCCTGCTGTCGGAAAATTCAGTCACTCGGCCGCCTGCCGCACGGTGCCGCTGCATGCGGGCGAGCTCGCCGATGAGTTCCTTCTCGCGCTCCTCGTGGCCATCGACGTGGCCGCCGCGGGCGCGCGGCATGGCGCGCTGGCGCTCGCGATGCATGCGCATCATGGCCTGGATGGACGGATTTGTTTGCTCCCCGAGCGCGCCAGCCCCGGCGATGATGTCGGGGGGCGCGGTGGCGACATCATATAATGACTGCGGCCTGACCCGCCCGCCATCGGCCTTTTTCTCGGGCAATGGCTGCCTTAATTTTCTCGCAGATTCGAGCAATTGTGATCGCACCGCCGGATCAAGGCTCATGATGTCGCCAAGATGCCGGAATGGATCGTCCGCTGGTTTGACCGGACCGCCCTCGGCTTTCCCATATACTCGATCAATGTTTTCTGGTGTGAGGGGGATTGACTTGCCCTCCCCGCGCCGAAAGGTCGGACCTGAAATTTTGACAGGGAGAGGGATAACCTGCGGCTTGACCGGCCCGCCCTCGGCCCGCCCTTGCAATTCTCGTAATCGCTGCTTGATTGCGTAACTTTCACCGGATGGCTCATCTTGAGTGCCACTTAACTTCCTGTCGTATTGAATTTGGCGATGCCTTATTTGGAGCAACTGCGCTTCATTCGGCATTCCGCGAGCACGTTCCAGGGCCGAACCCATAGGCGGGTTTCCACCCGCAGAGTAACCGCCTCCCGTTCCACCACTCATTTCTGGTAGGTCAATATTTCTGCCGCGTGTAACCGGCCCGCCCTCGGCCCTTTCCCCAAATTGCGAACTGCCTGTGTAATATCCGCGCTTGTCCAATCTACGCTTTATGGCCATCAATTCCTCATCGCTATCGGCCCCTTGTATGGCTCTTTCCAATGATGCGGGGCTGCGAATTGGCAGCGGCTTGACCGGACCGCCCTCGGCCCTACCCTTCTCCACGCCCTTGATTTTCCCCGAATTTATCGACGCATAAAAAACGGATTTTGCCTTCTTGTCGCTTTTGTAGGTTCCCCGCATTGAGGATAGTATTTTTTTGCCTTTCGACGTGAGTGGCATGGAGCGCCTCCTGCTTATCGATCACCAGCTGCGCCGTCCGACGCCGCCGCAGGGGCCAGCGTCTGGGAGGGGGCATTATAAGCCCAACTCCTCGTACGCGGCACGCATGTTCTCGAAGGTATCGTGCTTGTAGATGATGCGCTGCTGCGGCGTGGCCCACGGCACCTGGCCGCCGACCTCGCAGCCCATCATGGTGCGCCAGCCGTCCCGCGTCTGGCAGATCTCGGGTTCATTGTCGCCAACGGCCGCGAACAGCAGCCACGGCGTCTTGCCGAACAGCGCCATGGTGAACGGGCCGTTGCAGACGAACATGTTGAGCTTGGCCTGCCGGTAGAGGGCGGCACGGGCGTGGAGGTCGACGCTCGCCTCGGGGCAGGTCTGAAATCCGTAAAACTCTTCTGTCGCCTTGGCCGTATCGCGCACGACGATCACGTCCTGCGCCTTGTATCGATAGAGCCAATGCGCCAGTTCGCGCCAAGCGTCGATGTTGCTGTTGCGGTGCTCATTATAGCCGCACTCGCGCAGGGTGATCGTAACTGGCCGCCTGTTCTTGAGATATTTCAGGTCGATGGCGGCCATGGCGGCGTCCGGCACCTGGATCTGCGGCACTTCCTCGCCGCGATAGAAGCCGTTGACGATGTCGTTGACGCCGAAGTTGTCGTCGGTGCGGCCTTCGAGCATGCTCTCGACGGCACCAAATAGAGCGAGCGCGGGCCGCACCACATGGTTGGCAAACGCCTCGCGATCGGTTGGGTTCTGGGTGAGAGCGACGGCGTCCTCGGTGAACTTCACCTTGAGCGGGGCGGGGGCGCCTTCCCGGCGCCGCGCCATTTCCTTGGCGGCGAGCCACAGCACGGCGTCAAAGCAGATGGAGTTGCGGTACAGGTCGAACTGGACGCGATCCGCGGGCGGGCGGCGCTTCATGTCCTGGATGGTCATGGCGGATTGCAGCAGCATATGCTTGAGCATATCGCAGCCAAAGCCGATGTTCGCGCGCGCGTTGCCGTCGCCGTGAAACCCGGTCTTGGTGCCCTGCGCCTCGCAGAAGATGATGCCGGCGGCCCGCACGTTGCCCTCGCGCGCATAGCGCAAGGCTTCTTCGAGGGCGTCGATTACGCTCTGGTTGCCGGCGGACTGCTTCTTGAGTTCTTCCTGCATCAGTGCCGGTCAACCTTGAGGTGGGCGAGGAACTTGCGGACCTTGTCGTAGCGTTCCTTGATCTGCGGGCGGTTGAGATCGGCGGCCTGCAGTCCGGTCTTATCGGGGTGGGCGCAGATGCCGGACCCGCCGCGCCGGGTGATGATGCAGCCGTCCTGCGGGTTGCAGGCATCGGGGCAGGCGCTGTTCCAGCCCACGCCGGTGGTCATGCCTTGCAGTTTGAGTTCGTCGCGCAGCATCTCAAAGGTGGATTGCGGGCGGCGGTTGCGACCGGCGGGCCAGCCGCGCTTGCGGCGCAGTTCCGGGCGCGGCGGCGGGACCGGATCTCCAATGGGTACGGCGGGTTCTTCAATCTTCGGTTCGTCGTTCATGTCATCCATCTCACCCAATATCCAGCCATAAATGCCGCCGTCATCAGCATGGAAAATGCGATCCAATCCATGTGATCAAACCCGACTATCATGGATAGGCCTCAAGGGCTGGATTGACCCCGGTGATCTGCTGCTGAAGGAGTTGCACCTCTTGCACCGCACCATGCTCGCCGGCGAGATAGCGGGTGACGAAGGCTTGCTCGGAGAGGAGGCTGTCGAGGCGGGCCTTGGCCCCGGATGCCGTGGTGGGGCTGCCGGTGGCATAGCTGCCGGTCTTGAAGTCGTCCTCGGTGGTAGCCATGGCGCCCAGCATGCGCAGGTGTTCAAGCGCCCTGAACTCGCCCCAGGCGTAGCGGAGCGCCTCGCGCATCTCGTCGCTGATACCGGCCTTCCTCTGCCCGATCTGGGCGAG